GGTGTCGCCCATTTCACGAATACCCCACCCGATCAAAAAGGCGGTTCCAATCATTACGAAATACATAATTTTCTTGATGATGCCCTGCAATCCGGTTTTAGAGTTCCAATCTCTTAAAAAATACTTTGCCTTGATCCAACCGGTTAAATAGTCAAGTGCTACCGCCGCCATAAACAAAATTAAAAGGATCGGGATCTGCCCCAACGCTGCCGCGATTGCTGTAAAAATCGCCGATACGCTCAAACCCAAACTATCCGTTGCGGGGGCTGCTGCCTTTGCCGCCGCTGCCTTTACTGCTAATAAAATCTCTTTCATTGTTTGCCTCCTTTTCTGTGCAAAAAAATAAAGCCTATCGGCTTTCTTGTGCTTTGGCTCGCGCTGCATCGGTGCAATGCAGCACAAAACCGTTAATAATGTTTTCTTTTAATCCCTCATTCGTGCAATGTTTCATCAAACCGAAATAACTTTGCATGGTTGCGTTCACTTCCTTTAAAGTCATTTCGCCGCGCTCGTATGCTTTCACTATGTACTTTATGCGGGATCTCATTCTCTTTACTGTCGCGGATCTTAATCTGATTTCGTCTTTATTTACCACATATCCCACAAAATCAACATTGCAGGTTGTTGGTCTTATAACGGTTTTTCTATTCAGATTTAATTTTAGCTTTTCAAGCAGGAATATTTCTACTTTCTGCAAGATTTGGTGTAATTCCTCTTTACTGTCATGTAATATTAAACAATCGTCTGCATAACGAATAACATACTTTAACTTCAATTCATGTTTTAGGTATTGATCTAATTCGTTCATGTAGATGTTTGCAAACATCTGACTTGTTAAATTGCCGATCGGCATACCCTTATCAAATAGCATTTCGCGCGGATCTATCTCGCAAGGATCTACGCCCAACGGCAACCCGAAGGCTCGTTTCTCTGAATTTATGATATTATCAAGCAACTTTATGATCTTTTTATCTTTTATCCGGCGTTTTAGTATGTCTAATAATATCTCGTGATCCACTCTGTAAAAGAATTTTGAAATATCAAGTTTCAAGTAATAGTATTGTTTCGGCTTTCTGTCCGTCTGCCGTAACCAATATTGCAGGCGTTTAACCGCCTTTTCTCTGCCTCTGTCCTTAATACAAGCGTAACTATCCTTTATATATGTTTTCTCATACAACGGATTAAGCAACCTATAAATAGCCCATTGCAGCACGCGATCTTTGAATTGCAACGCCATAATTAACCGTTTCTTTGGTATGTGAATATAAAGTATTCTATACCCGCTTACCTTGTAGCGCCCCTCCTGCAACTCTTTGTACAAGCCGTTTAAATTGCTATCCAATTCTAAAGAAAAGCGCATAATTTCGTTTCTTTCGCTCTTTCCTTTTCGCGCATCTAAATAGGCTGCATAGATGTTGTTATAGCTTGTGATCTGCTCGTAGGTTATATTAAATTTCTTCATATTGTGCCTAATTTCTCCATGCGTTACGCCCTTTGCTTTCGCTACTAACCGTATTCATGGAAATTTTTGTTTTTCTCGCTTTCGCAAGAAGGGAAATATGCCCCTTTTCTTCTCTCTGTACGGTACGCCGCCCGCGTGTTGTGGCGTATGCTGACTATATGAGAAAAGCGGAAAAAAGCCCCAAATTCGCATTCGAGTTGGAACGCTCGTTGTTGAAATTGCCGTTCGCCTCGCCCGCGTTGCCGGAATTACCATAATTGCCGCCGCGAATAAGCAACCGTTGCGGCATATCTCCCATAGTTGATCTATTTCAGCTTATTTAGCCAACTACCTAAAATTTTGCCTATTTCCTCTAGCTTTTCGCTCCACCGCCTTTGATCGTCAAGCGGTATTAAAATACCTCTTGTATTCATTTTGGGATCTACTGCAATGATTAGTAATTGCCGGAGGTATAAAATCTTTGCATCAACCTGCGTTAATGCTGTTTTCTTATGCTCTTTTGTTGCCGCCTCTGTCAATCCCTCTAAAATTTCGTACATGGTCTTTTCCATTTGTGCGCCGATCGTATTTCCTACGCGCCTATTTCTCGGAAATTGCTTGTTATACAAACATTCGTTGCCATACACGATCATTTCTCTTGTTTTCTTCATAATCAAAAGATCTTCTTTAGGTTCCGGCGGTTTTGCTGATGCTCTGAAATTTCTTTGCATTACCGTTTATTCCTCGCAAAATTTAAAATAGGGGCGTATGCTGCCGCATACACCCGCAAGAATTACGCATAAAGCGCAGGATCCACATAAGCGGAAAAAAGCCCCAAATGCGCATTCGAGTCGGAACGCTCGTGGGTGAAATAGCCGCGCGCCTCGCCCGCGCCGCCGGAAGAACCATAATCGCCGCCGCGAAGAAGCAACCGTTCGCCGTTGTTTCTGAAATAAATATAACCTCTGCCGGTTTTATCAGTATTCGGGAATAATGCTAAAGCCTTTAAAAGATCCGGAACGGTTACGCCGGTTTTTGCTGTGAGTGTTCCGAAATCTTTTGCGCCATATCCTGCTGCATCGTCTGCCTGCTGATGTTCTAAAGCTGTTGTAATATGAAAAGCTGTTGTTGCATTTGCCGGATCGCCGGTGTAGTCAAACTTTAATGTGCCTGCCGTTCCCGGTGCTACTAACGAACCGTCCTGCAGGATCGCTTTCCATGCTGCGCTTGTTTTGCTCAAATCTGTATTGTGAATTGCAGCGTTGTTATTTGGGATAATCTGAATTTCGCCGTCAACCAAACGTGCTACAACCCATTTATTAACATTGCCTACAATATCACTAACGCCCAACGCCTCCCATGTATCGCCACCGGTGCCGGTTAATGTTCTGTATGCGCCGCTTTGATTTGTAGGGTTTAAAACTCCATGCTCATATGTCTTGCTATGGTGTCTGCCGTTGTTGGTGTTACCTCTTGGCTCTAATCCCTGCGCTGTGATGAGGTTATGCAATACGCCCCATTCTGCCGCCGTCATAAGATGCCACCCTGCACCCTTGTTATAACAAACCTCAACCGCACGATCGAAATTTACATAGTTTGCCGGATCTTGATTTGGCAGGCTGTATGCTCTGTTATTCTTAATAACATTGATGTACTTTGACACATAAATGTATGGTACTACTTTATCATTGATAATGAAGGCAGGGTGCGGTGTGTGTGCGGTTCCAATCCCTAATTCGTCCAAATAAACTAAAGGCACCTTTACCATTACGGAAGGTACGCCCAAATCGTCTAAAATAATCTCTGTGTTAGCTGCTGCGCCTCTTAAATCTTCATAATTACTCATTGATATATACCTCCTCAATACTCCACAATGTTAATGTACATTTCGATACATCAAAATCTTTCTGTACTTTTTCGTATGTTGCCTTTCCTTCGCCGTCCGGCTCGCCCTCGATGTACTCGTATTCCTTTGGTGGAATTTCTACCTGCGCAACATAATTTTCGCCCAATCCAAAAACTAAATTGCCGTCCTTGTCCGCGCAAATATCCTTTCTTACTACATCGTCTGTCTGTAATTTGTGTAACTTCATTGCGATAGCATCGCCGATCCAAAGTGTGTTACCGTCCAACTCATAACCGATCTTTTTTCCGGCGTTCTTTTCTACTACCTTGATTGTTGCTTTTGCCATTACAACTTACCTCCTATAATGAAATACTTTATTGTTACCGGTTCCTTCGGGCAATCCTCAACCTCGATTTTGAAACCGTTTAACTGCTTATCCTTGATCCGGATCGCTCTGCCCTGCTGCAAATCATCACAATATGCCAATACAACATAATCTAAGGTGTTGCGCTTGTCTTTTATTGCAACGGTTACGCTTTCGGTGTTAAATGGGTAATTTTCATTACTTGCAACCTCAACGGATCCAACCTCAAAATATGTGTTTTCAAGTTCCCGCTGATGCTGTAAAAGCTGCACGATAGCCATATTAGCAATGATCATAGCCTCGTTTATACCGTTGTCCATGTGGTTCATGTTGGTTTGGTTAAAACTTGTGCCTGCCTCTATTACTTCCCCAACTACCGGCGTTAATGTGATTGTGCCATCTTTGTTTTCTGTAACTTCATAAGTATTACTTTTTTCAGTACGGCGATTTTTCCACAAAATCAAATCATACATTTAACTTTGTCCTCCTATTCTCTCTTAATTGTTATCTTAATGCCTATTGTTGCGGTTGCTAATGTGTCCTTCGGTGTGTTGTAATCCTTGCTTTCCAACAATTCGCCGTTTACATCGTACAATTTGGCATTTGTGATCTTACCCTGCGTATCATCATCAATATACAGATAGAAAGTAATACTGTCGCCCTTTCTAACAACCTTGCCAATGGTTCCTTCTTTCACTACGCCGTTAATGGTGTATGTTGCGCGTTTTACAATGCTTTCCGTATAATCCATAAGTCGATCTTTTAGCATCTTAAACCTCCTCTCTTGCGTAATCTGTACCGCATACTTTTAATTGTGTTACTGCTGCCGCTGCATCTTCCTGCACCACTACCGCGCTTTCTGACATTTCAAACGGTGGATCTTCTCCAATAACTGCCATGCTTTCGCTACACGCCCTAACCGGCGTTGTAAAGCTGTCTTGTGCCGTTTCTATGTCAATAACGCTTTCTTGCGTTTCTAATGGTGCCTGCATCGCTAAACAACATTCTACGCCGCACACAAAAGCCCCTGCGGTTTCGTAATTGTTTGTATAAGAAAAACCGGCTACGCTCTGTGTATAGCCGGTTTGTTCTATCTGTGTTATGTTGTTGTCGAAATTGCAATGCTCTGTTTCGGCTGCTGCCGGTTCAAACGCCATAAAGATTAAATCTTCTAATTTGTATTTTATGGTTGTTTCCCTTTGCAGGGCAAACTCAAAATAGATATTTAAGGGCAGGATCTCGTCAATGATATTATTAAGCGTTTCTAAGCTGCCCGCATCTGTATTTATGGTTACAATCATTTCCATGTTAGAAAAATCATTTAATAACTCTATGCCCTCTGAATAATTCGATAGCATCGCCGTTAATTCTGATAAACTCATTTTCCGGCGGTTCATCATGGAAAGTATATAAGCCTTTCGATCGTCTAGGCTCTGTGATGCTTTCGGCGTGATTTTAAAAACGGTTTCAAATCTC